CCATCTCAGTTCGCATCCTACAAAGAGTGGGTAGGTGATAGGACTCAACAGGAAGCTTTCGCTGAACACCTAACTGACGACCCAGTACAGAACTTCCACAATATATGGAAGGTCGTTAATAGCTGGCATAAGTTCGGACGCTATACTTCGTGGTTCTATATACAGACATTACATCAATGTACTGATATGAATATTGAGGTTGATAGCCTCTGGTTACACGATTACTCTGGTTCTAGGTCACATAGAAACGGACTGTGTTACGCGGTGGGTAAGGAAGAATGGGTTAACGAGAAGCTAGATAAGGTACAACTTCAATACTTGGACGCTGAAGCTGCTGAGATGTTGAGGGAGGTTAAATCTAGATTCCCTGATACGGCTAAACAGGCAGACTATTTTGCTATGGAAACCGCACTGTGTTCCTTTAAGAAATTGTTCCGTACACGTGAAGGTAGGTATCTTGGATACTATATTGACCGACAAGCGGAAGAGATTAAGAAGGTTGAAGTGGACGGTTGGGAAGGTATTGACTGGGGTCCAATGTGGCAAGCTAGGGAAGAAACCTTAGACGAATCATATTTGACCGATACTATTAACAAAGAGAAAATGGCGATCTTTATGGATTCAGGTGTCATTGATTACAAACAAACACCCATTGGGTTAGAGGCATTCATATGAAATTAGTATATCTTATTGGACTTCCAGGTTGTGGTAAGTCTACTGTTATGAAAGAGTTTATGAGCCGTCGGGAAGGGTGGAAGCACGATAAGCCAATTGATCTATTGGACACCCACTTATCTGGAAACGTCCGTGTCTTAGGTAAATACGAAGAGGGTGAAACCTTCTCAGGTACTGATCGGTTGTCTATGGCGGTAGCTCCTAAAGCGATTGAGTGGTTATCAACTAACCCCGTTGAGTTCGTTATAGGTGAGGGTGACCGCTTAAACAATAAGGCATTCTTTGAGATGGCTAAGACGTTTGGTGAGCTCCACATAATCCAATTGATTGTATCCGATGGAGAAAGGGAACGCAGGTATGTACAGCGAGGTAGTGATCAGAGCAATAAGTTCATCCAAACGGTCATGACCAAGTGTAGTAACATCATAGACCACTTCGGAGACCAGCAGACCTTGTTCGGGTTCGAAGAAGGAAACGTGGTATCGATCCAACACGAAACTGAATCGGATACCCAAGCCGTGGTGGATTACATTTACGATACTATAAAGATCTAACTATATTCCAAAACGATATAACAAATGTGTATACTTCCTCTCATATATGCGGTATAATAGTTGTATATTAAATGAGGGGTTGAATTATGAATAAAGAAATTGAAAAGTACCTAACTGATATTGTAACTAGTTACGCTGAATTCGCTGGTCGTCGGAATAGCTCTGACCCATCGGACCGTATCGAAACGTTTAAGAATGCTTTAAGCTTCTCTTTCGGTACCAAGTATATCAAGGTTATGAGTAAGACTTCGGTTCACTCCTTTATCGTTAACACTGATAACGATGCGAAGTTCAAAAAAGGCGACATCCTAATGGCTGCGTCTTGGGCTGCTCCAGCTCGTAACTTCGCTCGTGGTAACGTGTTTAACGCTACTAATGCTTCGGTCAGTTGGACTGGAGCTTCTTAATTGAGAGGTTTTTTGTTATGATGTACCCAAGTAATTTGTTGTTGATAAAGTCGATGACATATAAGTTTATGAATAAACATAGAGAACTACGTATCTTCACAATGTCATATTTGGGGGAGTTGGTTACAATAGGTAAATTAGGTGGCGAGGTGCGATCGGCTAGAGGTTGGGATAGTTCTAGGCAAGACCCTAATGGGGCATCTGAATGTAATAGAATATACACAGAAACCAAACACACATCTTATGTGGATCGTGGTATGGCTACTTTCAGATCTTTACAGAGTAAGCGTGGTTTATGTGACGAATTCAGTTTCGTCTATTTTAGTGAAGAACGTACTAGGATTAGTGTTGTACCAGCTGATGTCTTATTCGCTACAATAGGTGATTCTGACTCATTCAGTATAGACGCTGAGTTGCTTAGTGATGGTACAATGCAGCATAAAAATACCTTAATATATTTAAAATATGAGCTTGATTATATAGACGAGAAGTTCTCTGATATTGCTGGTAAATCCACCAGCGATCTACTGGAAATGATACCTCATGATTTGATAGACTTATCCGACACTTTAAATAGAGGGATGGTTGGGGTGTTTGCTGAGTTCTACGCACTAAGTATATTAGGCGGAAATATAGACGGTGGGGTCGGTTGGGATATAACGACTGGTAATAGTAAGCACTGTGTTGCTGGTAAATTAGTAGAAGTTAAGGCAGCTTTCGGGACGGTGGGTAGTAATACTCTGAGGGTTAGATATCTTCTTAGCAAATTGGGGTTAGCTGATTTCTTTTTGTTTGTGAATATGGAGCATTACCCCTTATATATCGAATCTTCATTAATACCTGTCTCTAAGGTGGTGGAACTGGATTTGATCGACGCGGATGATAGTTACGTGTGGAGAAATATAGAGCCGAAAAACCCCAAAAATGGAAGGATTGATCAATGCACTAGGGTCTATATAGAACATCTTATAGAGGATTGTAAGGAAAATACTTTAGATATTTAGCAAATAAAGCTTTACTTTTGGTTTCAAATGCGGTATAATTAGGTATAGTTTGTTGAGAAGGAATATATATTATGAATTTAAGATCCCAAGAATACCTCGCGAAATTACTAGCTAAGGAAAACGTTACTGTTCAACACGGTAACTATTCCACCGCTTCGTTTGAACCAGAAGCTCGTATTCTTCGCCTCCCTCTATGGGTTGATAAGGGTAAAGACGTTTATGACTTGTTAGTTGGTCATGAAGTAGGTCACGCCCTTTATACTCCTGCTGCTGGTTGGCATGACGTGGTACGGAACTCTCCTGTACCACCTGCTTTCTTCAATATCGTTGAAGATATCCGTATTGAACGTAAGATCCAAGAAACTTATCGTGGTATCGTTAAGCCTTTTAAGGCTGGATATAAGCGTCTGTTTGATGACAACTTCTTCGGTACTAACGATCGCACTCCTACCTCCTTTATGGACCGTTTAAACGTTCAGTCTAAAGGTCGTGGATACTTCCCTATTACTTTCTCTGCTGAAGAGCAACCTTATGTTGATATGGCTATGGCTGTTCAAACTTGGGATGATGTTGTAGATGTTTGTGAGAAGATCTTCGCTTTCCTAAGTGAGACCGCTCCTAAGCCTAAACAGGATGATGATGAAGAGGAAGAAAACTCTGTTTCTATAACTGATGATTCTACTGAGTCTGGTGAAACCGTTGAAGACGATTCTACTGATGAAGGTGAAGAGGAATCTGAAGGCGAAAGTGAAGATGAGTCTGGCGGTGAAGCTGAAGATGAGCCTGAAAGTGAAGCTGAAACGGCTGCTGAAGGTCAGGGAGGTTCTGAGGCTTCTCTTGAATCATTCACTGATGAAACTTTCCGTGAAAATGAAAGTTCTTTGTCTATGGGTGGTAACGGTATTGCTCCTCGTTTCTCGTCTGGTATCTCTAAGGCTAGACAGGCTGATATGATCGTTTCTTATAAGGAACTGAAAGAGGAACGTGAAGCACTAGCTGCTAAGTATGAAAATACTTATGTTAATATGCCTCTTCTTCATGACTACTATGAGAAGTCTATTAAGCCTGCTCTAGAGTCTGCTAAAAGTCAACTCGCTCGTGAGTTTGAACGTAAAAAAGCCGCTTATGAATATACCCGTTCTACCGTAGCTAAGACTGGTGCGTTGAATATGAACCGTCTTCACCAGTACAAATACTCTGAGGATATCTTCCTTAGTGTTAACCGTCTGGCTGAAGCTAAGTCCCACGGGATTGTGATGTTCATTGATATGTCTGGTTCTATGACTATGATCTTAGAAGACGTTATTAAGCAAGCTATTACTGTTGGTATGTTCTGTAAGGCTGTTAATATTCCGTTTGAAGCTTACACCTTTACTACCTCTCGTAATGCTCGTGCGTATAATGGTCGTGATAACGATGGAACTAACGAGATATTTGCTTCTTACGACCCTAGTTTGGTTCAGGTACTTACTACTGATCTAAACACTAAAGGTTTCGCTGAAGCTTGTAAGTTGTTATGGGGCGCTTCGCAACTTCATACCTCTCACTCTTTCCGTTCTGGTCGTATTTACTCTTACAGTATGTCTCATAGTGCTACCAAGTTTGATGGTATGGGTTCTACGCCTCTAGTTCAAACCGTTATTGTTGCTGAAGGTATTATCAAGAAGTTCCAAAATAAGTACGGAATCCAAAAGACCAACGTTATGATGTTGACTGATGGATTCGCTGATAACCTCCACACTAAGAATGACACTAAGATTGATGGCGGTGCTGTTACCCGTTACGTTCGTGCTATTAGTATGGGTGGCAAGGTTATCACTGCGAATAGCTCTATGGAGTTGTATGAGAAAGCTCTTGGTCGTCTTAAGGAATTGACTGGTGCTAAGATGATCGGTTTCTTCCTAACTCAAACCAATAGAGACTTCTACTCTGGCTGCAGCGGTATCTCTGATGAAGTTACCCGAAAGGCTATGGCTGTTTGGAAGAAAGAGAACGTTTCTAACTTGAACCGTGTTAAAGGTTATGATGAGTATTTCATCGTTAAGCTTAACAATAAGACTGATACTGAGTTCTCTGTAGATGATGGTGCTGCTATCAAGGATATCAAACGTGAGTTCCTAAAGTTTAACCGCTCTAAGAAAGTATCCCGTCAACTAGTGAACAAGATAGCGGCTGCTGTAGCCGCTTAATTTAATTTGAAATGATTTGAAAAAAAGCTTTACTTATGTGTTGGGATGCGGTATAATAGTTGTATATTGAATGAAGGAAGGACTATATTATGAATTATGAAAATCTAACTACGCAGTTCCCTGATCAAACTGAGTTTTCACCGAAGGAGCTAATCGCTGCTGGTATGGATAACTCTGAAGTTAATGATCTAATTAAGAACTCCCCTAAAGTGCGTCGTGGTGTTTACGACCTGTCTATGGCTCTTGGTACTACTGCTAAGAAAACCACCTCTGTAACTCCTATTACTGCTATTAAGCATGCTGGTGTAAGCTCCGTTTCTAACGGTGATGTGTATATCCCTAAAGTTGATAAGACCTTTGTTGCTTGGGGTAACTTCGCTGACATAACTAAAATCATTAAGTCAGGTATGTTCTACCCAACTTATGTTTCTGGTCTGTCTGGTAACGGCAAAACCTTTATGGTTGAACAGGCTTGTGCTCGCGCTCGTCGTCAATACGTTCGTGTTCAAATCTCTCCTGAAACTGATGAAGATGATTTGATCGGTGGTTTCCGTCTAATTGATGGTGAAACAGTATTCCAGAAAGGTCCAGTTATTAAGGCTATGGAAGCTGGAGCTATCCTAATGATCGATGAGATCGACCGTGGAACTAACAAGATTATGTGTCTCCAAGGTATCTTGGAAGGTAATCCTGTAATGATTAAGAAGACTGGTGAGGTTATTGTACCTGCTGAAGGCTTCAACGTTATTGCTACTGCTAACACTAAGGGTAAAGGATCTGAAGATGGTCGGTTCTCTGCCGCTACTATCATCGATGAAGCCTTCTTGGAACGCTTCGTAGTTAACATTGATCAAACCTTCCCTAGTATAGCCTCTGAGAAAAAGATCGTTATGGCTCACATGGTTAAGTTTGAAGCGGTTGATGCTGAGTTCTGTGACCTTCTTGTAGCTTGGGCTGACGTTATTCGTAAGACGTTCTATGATGATGGTATTGATGACGTAATCTCTACTCGTCGTCTATGTCACATCGTCCAGACTTTCTCTGTATTTGGGAAGCGTGAAAAAGCCGTTGCCCTTTGTGTTAACCGCTTTGATGATGATATCAAAGAGGCGTTTAAAGACCTTTACGATAAGGTTGATCCAAGTATCGCCACTAACGCTGTTGAAGACGAGGGTGAAAACCTTGCTTTTTAATTGACTTTGGGGTGTAAATAAGGTATAATATGAAGTATAAGTTTAATGAAGATGTATTACTGGAAGAGATTAAAGCTTACATCGATGCTACGTATGATCAGCACTACGCGGCTGGTAGTATTCAATCGATGGAGTTTATCTCCTCTTCTGGTAAAGGTGTTGGGTTTACTTTAGGTAACATTATAAAGTACGCTGACAGGTATGGTAAGAAAGCTGGGAGCAATCGTAAGGATATTATTAAGATAATCCATTATGGTATCCTCGCGTTAAATGAACATGATCTAGGAGAAGTAAATGAAGTTAAGTAAAGAAACACGGGAAGTATTGAATAACTTCTCTATGATTAACCCTAACTTGGTTATCGATGCGGGTACTACCATTCGGTCAGTAACCACTAGTAAGACCTTGTTAGCAAGCGCGGAAGTGGCTGATCCATTCCCGTATAAGTTTGGTATCTACGACCTGCCCCAGTTCCTGAATGCTGTTGATATGTTCGACGACCCAGAGCTAGTGTTTGATGATGGCCAGAAGTTCGTTGAAGTTAAGTCGGAAGGACAATCCCTTCGATACTACTTCACAGCCCCTAGTATGTTAGTGAGTTCTGATAAGACCCCTAATATGCCTGACTGTGAGATTAACTTTACCTTAACCAATAAACAGCTCGCTTCCATTAAGAAAGCGTCTAGTACCTTGGGTGCTAACGACTTCATCTTAAAGAACGAAGACGGTGTTGTAACTGGTACTGTAGCTGATATCAAGAATCCAACCTCTAACCGATTCGTTATTGGTTTAGGTGACTTGTCCGTATCAACGGATGAACCCTTTGAATTGGTGTTCGATATTCCCACGTTAAAGTTCGTTGACTCTGATGTATACCAGTTCAGCGTATCTTCTAAATTGATCTCCTCGATCAAAACCCCGACCATTCAATACTGGATGGCTCTTAAAAAATCAAGTAAGTATGGAGTATAATATGAGTGAAGAAGTACAAAGCCCACAATTAGCATTAGGCGATATTGAAGGTTGTATTAAGATTATCGACATCGTGACTAAACGAGGTGCCTTTGAAGGTTCTGAGTTAGCTGATGTGGGTGCGGTTCGTAACCGTCTGGCCAATTTCTTACAGGCTACTGTAGCGTCTAACGCTGCTCCTGAAGAAACTGAGCCTACTGACGCGCCAGAGTAACCTAAAATGGGGTTGGAAACAGCCCCTTTATTTTGAATAAAAGCTTGACTATTATGCCAATATAGGTTATAATAGGTTCTACTATTAATTATGGAAGTAATGTATTATGAATCCTACCGAGAAAAAAGACGTATTTAACGCTATTAAAGAATGTTCCAATTCAATGGACCGTATGACTGGTGAACGTGAATACATTAAAGAGACTATAATCGCACTTAACGAGAAGTATGATCTAGAGAAGAAAACCTTAAGTAAGGTTATTAAGATCTACAACAAGCAGAACCTCGCTGAAGTTCGTACTGCTCAAACTGACCTTGAAGATCTCTACGAAGAGATTACTCATACGGCTTAACCCCTTTGCGGTGTGAGATGAGCGTCTGAATGTAATCGGCAAAACCTCCTTCTTCTAGGTTACATTCAATGGGAAACGAGAAGACTATAGCGGTGACGCCTATAGTCCACACCACCCTTTTATATTATGGAGTAACGTGTAATGAATGATGATTTCCTCTGGGTTGAAAAATACCGTCCAACTACTGTCAATGATTGTATCCTTGATAAGTCCCTAAAGAAAACCTTCAACGCCATGATCAAAACTGGCGAAATCCCTAACATGATGTTCACTGGCTCAGCTGGTGTTGGTAAGACTACTGTAGCCCGTGCTCTATGTAACGAGCTAGAACTAGACCACATCGTAGTTAACGGATCGGAAGACGGTAATATCGACACCCTCCGTGGTAAGATTAAACAATTCGCATCAACCGTATCTCTTCAAGGTGGCTATAAAGTAGTTATCCTAGACGAAGCGGACTACCTAAACCCCCAATCAACCCAACCAGCCTTACGTGGATTCATTGAAGAATTCTCTAACAACTGTCGGTTCATCCTAACCTGTAACTTTAAAAACCGCATCATCGAACCTCTCCACTCTCGTTGTTCTGTATATGAATTCAACGTAGGTGCTAAGGCTACTCTTGCTGGCGGCTTTATGGAACGTCTTCAGTATATCTTAACCACGGAAGGCATTAAGTATGATGACGCTGTGATCGCTGAGATGATCATGAAGTACATCCCTGACTGGCGTCGTGTTATTAACGAATGTCAACGTTACGGTCTATCGGGTTCTATTGACTCTGGTATCCTTGTTAACTTGTCTGACGTATCTATCAAGAGTTTGATGGACGACCTTAAAGGTAAGAACTTTAAAGGTATGCGTAAATGGGTTACTGATAACATTGACATCGAATCCACTAAGTTGTTCCGTATGATCTATGATAATATGATGGATTATGTAGACCCTCAGAGTGTACCTCAACTGGTGTTAGTCTTAGCTGAGTACAGTTATAAAGACTCCTTCATGGCTGATCATGAGTTGAACGTGGTAGCTTGTCTAACAGAGATTATGTCTCAGGTTAACTTCAAGTGAATCCCTTCGAATATATCAAATCCATAAGCAATAGCAAGAAGTATATTATGGAGGAGGAAAAGTCCTACAACGCCTTTATGGTTAACCGTGGACTATCCTACTTCCCTGATACTATCTTGTTCGCTAATGAGATGAACCAGTACCATCATATCGGCGGGAAACTCCAATATGATTTTCTTATAAATACTATCAGGAAACGCAATCGTTTCTCAAAGTGGAATAAGAGCGGTTCGTCTGTTGATATAGATGCGATAAAGCAATATTATGGGTACTCTAATGAAAAGGCTCGTGACGTCCTCCCACTTTTAAGTAAGCAAAACTTGAAAATAATAAAGGAACGTATTAGTCATGGTGGAGTACAAAAAGGATGAATTGGTTAATTGGGATACAAGTCTTATGTTAGAAGTAACGTTAGCAGAGCCTGATGATTTTCTTAAGATAAAAGAGACATTGACTAGGATTGGAGTGGCTTCAAAGAAGGATTCCAAACTATATCAGTCGTGTCATATCTTACACAAGCAAGGTCGATATTTCATAACACACTTTAAAGAATTATTTCTATTGGACGGCAAACCTTCTAATCTATCTACGAACGATCTAGGTAGGAGAAACACCATCGTACAATTGCTCAGTGATTGGGGATTGTTAGAGGTTGTTTCAGAGATTGGTGATACCGCTCCTCTAAATCAGATTAAAATTATCTCACATAAAGATAAGATTAATTGGGACTTATGTCCTAAGTATAACATCGGAGTTAGGTAGCTCCGATCTAAACCAGCCGATGCCTATTAAGGGTCGGCTAATTAAACTCGCTTAATATAAGGAGCAAACATAATGAATGCAACTACGCATACATTCCCGAGAGACATATTTTTCGGATTCGATAGCATCTTCGATGCACTAGAACAACCTCAAACTCAACGCACACAGGGATATCCCCCGTATAACGTTGTCAAGAAAGAAGAGAATAAATTCCTAATTGAAATCGCTGTTGCGGGATTCAAGAAGGATGATATCACCCTAACTCTAGAGAAAGGGCAGCTGACTATTAAAGGAAGCCAAGAACGCCCAGACCCTAATGAGTATATCCATCGTGGTATCTCTGCTCGTCAGTTCGAACGTAAATTTACGCTCGCTGATACAATGGTTGTCTTAGGTGCTGATATCGTAGATGGATTATTATTAGTTGGTCTGGAGAATGTCATTCCTGAGGAAGACAAACCTACCACGATCAACCTTGGTGAACTAAGCACTGGTGCTAAACAACTATTGCTGGGTTAATTTATAGGGGTGTTCGCACCCCGTTTATGGAGAAGTAAAATGAGTGGAACAGTAAAAATAGTAAAGTTGGTGTCAGGCGAAGAGCTTATGGGAACATATACAGAAGGTTCTATTCAGAAACCTTGTGTTATCTTCCGAGCTGAAGAAGGTGGAATTAACTTCGAACCTTATATCGCATATGGTCTTACAGACACTATAACCTTACATCAAGGTGCGGTAGTGTGGACTATTGAACCAGATGAAGAACTTCTAGAAAAATACCTTGAGCTTATTAGTAACTTATAGTTGATTTATGCCCTGAAATAGGGTATAATAGGTTAACGAATTAAGGTACTATGTTATGAAATTCTATACTAATGTTTATAGGTATGGCAGGAATATAAGGTATATCGGCTACGAAAACGGTCTCAAGGTTCAACGCCTTGTACCGTTTGAGCCAACACTTTATGTTAAATCAAATAAGCTTCAAACTGGCTACCAGTCCATCGACGGGACTAAGGTAGAACCAATCCAATTTAGTGATATGGCCGAGGGTACTACCTTCGTCAAATCGCATGCCAATATAAGTGGTTTCGGTGTTTATGGCCAGACCAACTTCGCTACACAATACGTTAACGAGAAGTTCCCTGGAAATATTGAATGGGATCGTGATCTAATAAACGTGACCTCTATCGATATCGAGTGTAAGTCTGAAAGCGGCTTTCCTTATCCAGAACAGGCTGATCAGGAAGTAACTGCGATTTGTTGTAAGAACAATATCGATAAGATCTTCCACGTCTTCGGCTGTGGTAAGTATACCGTCGAGAAGCCTAACGTAAACTATGTCAGATGTATTGATGAGCAGGAATTGCTTACGAGATACGTTGCTCATATGAGTGATGTTGATATCATTACAGGCTGGAACGTTAACGAGTTCGACATACCCTATTTGGTCAACCGTATCGAAAAGGTTTGTGGTAAGGAAGTTATGAAGCGTCTATCGCCTTGGGGTGATGTTAAGGACGACACTCCTAAGAAATCTACTGGTTTCTTCGAACCGAAGCTTCAATATAAGCTGGGTGGTGTTGTTATAATGGACTATCTAGCACTCTTCAAGAAGTTCGCTCACGAGTACGGTACGCAGGAGTCTTATAAACTAGACAATATTGCTAACGTAGTATTGGGTGATTCTAAACTATCATTCGATGAATACTCTGACTTAAACGAGCTATACGAAAAGGACTATCAAAAGTTCATTAACTATAACATCAAGGACGTGGATATCGTTGATAGATTAGACGATAAGCTAGACCTGATCTCGTTGGCTCTTACTATGGCTTACAACTCTGGTTCTAACTACGGTGACGTGTTTGGTACTGTAGCGATCTGGGATACTATAATCTATAGAGACCTATCGTTAATGAATGTTGTAATACCTCCTAAAGTTGATACTGATTCGGGAACATATCCTGGAGGGTATGTGAAGGAACCTCAAGTCGGTAAGCATGACTGGGTTTGTTCGTTTGACTTGAACTCTCTATATCCCTCTATCATCATGCAATACAATATGAGCCCAGAGACTATTATATCTGGTATAACTCCTGGAGTGAACGTTGATTCGTTTATGGAAGGTCGTGTACAGAATAATATGGAAGGGACGGCATTAGCTATTAACGGTACACGTTATAAGACAGCAGAGCATGGAGTGTTCCCTCGTATCATTGAAGGTATGTACAACAATCGTGTAGGCTTTAAACAGGCTATGCTTAAAGCTCAACAGGATATGGAGTCAATCGCTAAGGATGATGTTCAAGGACGATATGACGTTGAGAGACGTATTAACATCGCTAAGAATAACCAGATGTCCATTAAGCTTCTATTGAACTCGCTGTATGGTGCTATGGGTAATAAGTGGTTCCGCTACTATGACCGAAACATCGCAGAGGCTATCACCTTAACAGGTCAAGCCACTATCAAGTACGCTGAGAAAGCCTTAAACGGATACCTTCAAGGTGTCCTTAAGACTGAGAAGGATTACATTGTAGCAATCGATACCGACTCTGTGTACGTACAGTTAGGTGATTTGGTTGATCTCGTTAAGCCTAAGAATCCAGTTAAGTTCTTAGACAGGGTTTGTGAGGAGCAATTGGAAGTGGTTCTTAAGGACTGCTATGCTGACTTGTACGCTCGTCTAGGTGGTCGTACCAATAAGATGGTAATGGCTCGTGAGGCTATTGCTGATCGTGGTATATGGACTGCTAAGAAACGCTACATACTCAATGTACATAATAACGAGGGTGTTCAGTACGCTGAGCCCAAGCTTAAGATCATGGGCATCGAAGCCGTTAAATCATCCACTCCGATGATTTGTCGTAATTCACTAAAGGCTATATTCAAAACGATTATATCCAAAAGCGAGGAGGAAGTCCAAAAAGAGATTGCCCAGTTTAAAGTTAAATTTAACAAGGCTAATCCAGAGGAGGTCGCTTTCCCTCGAGGTGTTAACGGTATAGATAAATGGACCACTAAGGGTTCTGGAGGTATCTATGAGAAAGGTACACCGATCCACGTTAGAGGGGCTATCCTACATAATCACCACACAACCCCAGTCAATACGACTAAGATTGAATCAGGTGATAAGATTAAGTTCACTTACTTGACCCAACCTAATCCTATTAGAGAGAATGTTATCTCCTTCATAGACTACCTGCCTGATGAACTCGGACTAGCAAGCTATGTTGATTATAACACTCAATTCGATAAGACGTTCTTATCGGTGATCACTCCGATACTTGATGCGGTGGGTTGGAAGGTTGAGAAAGAAGTTTCAATTGAAGACTTCTTTTAACTTGACTTTATTACATTAATACGGTATAATATCTACTATGACTGCTTTAACTATATACAAAAACATCTACGACAACAAGACCGATAAACGAATAGACTTCGAGGACTTCGGCCACTTCAGTAGGTTTTTGTTTGAAGCGTCTAAAGCTGTGTATGAATCTAAGTCTGACGCATCTCTAATGACCCCAGCAGTTTACGCTGAAGGCTCTACTAGGGCTAACAATAACGTGCTTTGCTGGGCAGGTTGGGCTGCGTTGGATGTTGATGATCACGATCTAGTTGGTGATATTAAGACCGAACTGAACACTAGGTGGGGAGACTATGAATACATTTGTTATTCTACTGCCTCATCTACAAAGGGTAAACCTAAGTTCAGGATTGTATTCCCTCTGGAATATGATATTAATAACGATAAGATTAAACACTTCTGGTATGCCCTCAACAGGGAGTTGGGTGACTTGGGTGATGTTCAGACTAAAGACCTGAGCCGTATGTATTACGTTCCAGGAACTTACGCAGGGGCTGATAACTTTATCTTCAGTAATAGTGGTAAATCTATTAACCCTCAAGTGCTTATGGATAAGCACGAGTTCGTAGTGAAGACTGGTAACTCGTTTATGGACTCTCTTCCTGAGTCAATGCGTCTTCAGATAATGGCTCATAGGAAGTCTGAGATGACGAATACGGATGTTCGTTGGAGTAATTACAGGGACTGTCCGTTTGTCAACAAGCGGTTAGTACAGGAATATGGTATGATCTCGGAGACTGGCTGGTATCATAAGATGTATCAAATTATGATATCAATAGCTGGTAACGCTTTGAAGAAGAAGTATCCGATATCAGCAAGAGAAGTAAGTAGTCTGTGTAAACAGATTGATATGGATAACGGTGGTTGGTATAATGACCGACCGTTAGAGAAAGAAGCAACAGGTGCTATAGAATATGTGTATGGCCAAATTTAAAATGTGGAGAATGTGTAATGGATGAATTGAATAGTAACATCGATAAATGGTTTAACGAGAGGGGTATCACTGAAAACGGTAAACCGATGTCGCAGGCTATCAAGACGTTAGAAGAAACTACTGAGCTATTGGACGCACTTAATAAGAGTGACCGAGCTGAGACTATGGATGCTATCGGCGACATTTATGTTACCTTACGTGGTGTTTGTATGACAGGTGGGTTTGATATGACTGAGTGTATCGCTGGAGCATATGATGAAATTAAAGACCGTAAAGGGCATCTAACCCCTGAAGGTATGTTTGTGAAGGAGGTATAGTTATGGGTATAATGGATAAACTAGAGAAGAACAGTCGTATCAAATCGAGTGCTCCTCTGAATAAATCGAAACTCTTCTCCGATAAGGAGATGACCACGACCCCAGTCCCTATGATCAACGTCGCATTATCGGGTGATCCTGATGGTGGTTTGTCGTCAGGTCTGACTACACTGGCTGGGCCATCTAAACACTTTAAGACTTCGTTCGCCTTACTAATGGCTGCCGCGTATCTTAAGAAGCATGAAGATGCCGTTCTGTTGTTCTATGATTCAGAGTTCGGTTCACCTCAGCAATACTTTACCTCGTTTGGTATTGATACGTCTCGTGTATTACACACACCTATTATGGACGTTGAGGAACTTAAGTTCGACTTGATTAACCAACTAGAGAATATCGAGCGTAAAGATAAGGTTATTATCATCATCGACTCAGTAGGTAACTTGGCCTCTAAGAAGGAATTAGAAGACGCTAAGAATGAGAAGTCAGTAGGTGATATGTCTAGAGCTAAGGCTTTAAAGAGTCTGTTCCGTATGACGACACCATACCTTACTATGAAGGATGTTCCTCTATTAGCAATCAACCATACGTATCAAGAGATTGGTCTATTCCCTAAAGCTATCGTTTCTGGTGGTACAGGTATCTACTACTCTAGTGATAACATCTGGATCATTGGTCGTCAACAAGAGAAGAAAGGCACGGAGATCGAAGGGTATAACTTCATCATCAACGTAGAGAAGTCTCGTTTCGTTAAAGAGAAATCTAAGATTCCTATCTCGGTTACTTGGGAAGGTGGTATCGCTCCATACTCAGGATTGCTGGACGTGGGGTTGAAAGGTAACTATGTGGCCAAGCCTACAATCGGTTGGTATTCTAGAGTGGATACTAAGACTGGTGAAGTCGAAGATAAGAAAGTACGATTCAAAGAGACCTTAACTAAGGAGTTCTGGGATCCTATCTTTGCTAACACGGACTTCAAAGCGTACCTGAAAAGTGAATATGAAGTTGGTCATGCGGAAATGATCAAATAAACTTGTCTTTTGTTATGATATAGAGTATAATAGGTACTATGAATTTAGAAACTACTATTTTGAGAAACCTCATTCAAGACGAGTCTTTTATGAGAAAAACCATTCCCCATCTGAAGTCGAAATACTTCGATGGGGCACATAAGGTCGTATTCGATGGGGTTGTAGACTTTGTTAATAAATACGAGAAGGTTCCTAATGAGGAAGCCCTCTCTATTGAAATGAAACAAAAGTCTGACATTCCTGGAGATCTCGTACCAGAAACCTTTTCTATCATAGGAGACCTTGCTTCAAAGACCGATGAAGTTGACGGTGATTGGTTGTTACAGAAAACAGAGAAGTGGTGTCAAGACCGATCTATTTTCTTAGCTATAATGGACTCTATTAATATCATTGACGGTAAGCATGAATCACTAACGAAGAATGCTCTCCCTGAATTGTTATCTGAGGCTCTATCAATTACCTTTGATACGAACGTCGGACACGATTATATCGATAACGCTAATGAACGTTATGACTTCTATCACAGAACCGAGGAGCATTTACCGTTCGATCTAGAGATGTTTAACACAATCACTAAGGGTGGTTTGGTTAATAAGTCTCTGAACGTTGCTCTCGCGGGAACGGGTGTAGGTAAGTCCTTGTTCATGTGTCACGTCTCTGCTGCTGCTCTATCTCAACATAAGAATGTATTGTACATTACTATGGAGATGAGTGAGGAGCGTGTAGCTGAACGTATCGATGCCAACTTAATGAACGTCCCTATTGACAAGTTAACCGATCTATCAAGAGAAGCTTTTGATAATAAGGTTAATAACATCAATAAGAAGGGCGTTGGTAAGTTAATCATTAAAGAATATCCAACTGGAGCAGCTAACGTGGGACACTTTCGTGCCTTGTTAACTGAGCTTAAGCTTAAACGAAGCTTCATCCCTGACCTTATTTGTGTAGACTATCTTAACATATGCTCTTCAGCCCGTATGAAGATGACTGGAGATACCTATACGTATGTCAAGGCCATTGCTGAGGAACTTCGTGGATTAGCTGTAGAGAATAACGTTCCTGTATTAACGGCAACACAGACTACTCGTAGTGGTTACGATAACTCTGATGTTGGTTTAACAGATACTTCGGAGTCGTTTGGATTACCTGCCACAGCCGACTTAATGTTCGCATTAATATCTACTGAGGAGCTGGAAGGGCTTAACCAGATAATGGTTAAACAATTAAAGAACCGATATAACGACCCAACAGGTACTACTCGTCGTTTCGTATTAGGTGTTGACCGAGCTAAGATGCGGTTATATGATGTAGAAGACTCAGCACAAACACTGAGTACAGACCAAGTGAGTTCATCAGGTGGTGGATTCGAAGGATTTAAAATTTAGGAGAATTATTATGGATACAAGATTTAAGTTAGAAGAACATATTATGGATTGCTGGGGAGTTATTGAAGACCTAGATTTAATAAAAGAGTCACTCAATGAACCTGAAGTTAATACCGAAGAAGTTGTTAATAGCGTCCGTGTATTGTACGAAATGAAGTTCGTTCGGTTGTTCAATACGTTCGAACGTTTAATCGCTGAAGGCTACGAGAAAGCCCAAAAGCAATACGCAGATCGTGGTGGTAATGCTGGTATTTGGGACACACGTCGAGACCCAGAACTAGGGGATGATCTATGAAGGCTAAGTTAATTAGTTATAGTCGCCCACCTGTACTTACGTTCGATTCCAATAAGAATGAGACGATGGATTTAGTATCGTTTTGCGCTAGGGTATCTGCCCCAGATAACCAAGACAACTATGAGTCCGGAGCTAAGTTAATCAAGTATCTGATTAAGCACCAGCATTGGAGCCCACTAGAGATGGTTTCGGTCTGTATGGAAGTAGAAACTACAAGGGATATCGCACGTCAGATGCTACGTCATCGGTCTTTCGCTTTCCAGGAGTATTCACAACGTTATGCTGATCCCACAAAAGACCTTGAATTCGTCCTTAGAGAAGCGCGTCTCCAAGACACAAAGAACCGTCAAAACTCCGTTGAAATCGACGACCCTCAACTCCAAGAAGAGTGGAATGAGTATCAACGAAGAGCAATCTCCGCAGCCAACTCAGCCTACCAGTGGGCAATCACTAAAGGTATCGCTAAAGAACAAGCTCGTGTTGTACTCCCAGAAGGGAATACTGTATCACGTTTATATATAAACGGCACTATGCGCTCTTGGATCCACTACATTGAACTTCGTCAGGCTAACGGTACACAGAAAGAGCATATGGATATCGCTAAGGCTTGTGGTAAGATTATCGCAGAGATATTCCCTATAGGAGAACTCTAATGAAAGAGAAGCTATATGATTCGTGGACGTTTACTGAAAAGGACTTAGATCAAGATCAGTGGTACGTCCAACTTAAAGGTGGTAAACATGATGGGGTAGTGTATTGTTACAACAGCATAAAGCTATTACCTGATGACGAATCTATGTCGTTTGATTACGATGTGGTTGATTACCTATACGAAAACCCTCACGGAAGTAGAGAATTCAATGAGGCGGTAGGTCAAATCCTACTGAAAATATTAGAAGACGCAACAGCGGCTAAGGATTATGTGATCGGTGAACGAGATACTGACGATTCTAAATGAAGAATGTGCTGAGGTAATCCAAGCTTCTTGTAAGCTCCAGAGGTTTGGGCTTGACGATAAGAAGAACTTGGCTCACCTCGAGACGGAGATTAGCGACCTCCTAGCTATGGTGCTCATTCTTTATCATAATGGGGTGATATCAGAGGATAAGGTTCTCAAGGGTATTACTAAAAAACTGGTCAAACTAAAGAAATGGTCTGACATAGATAACTTAGAAGATATAATTAAAATCTTATAAATAATAGTAAACTATAGGTGGACATTATTTCGATGATAGATTTTAAAGGGCACTCCCTTCAAGAAAAGATGATCCTCATCAACAACGGTAAGAAGTACGGTCAAATCGTATTTCTTGCTGG